CAAGGGTTACAAATTCAGGGCAACCCAACTTCGATGCCCGTACAACGACAACAACAAAGGTAACTACTATGCGTCAGCAGATAGCAACTAAAACAGGTACAGGCTCAAGCAACATTCTTACAACTGACACCTATATCAGCCCTTTTAACGTGGGTTTTGGCGTTGTAGCGACAGGCACAGTAAACTACACTATCCAACATACATTTAACAACCCACAAGATGGAACTACTTTAGTATGGTACTCTCACCCAACTATTGCATCTAAGACAGATAATCAAGACGGTAACTACGCATTTCCTGTAGCGGCTATTAAGATTTTAGTAAACAGTGGTTCTGGTACAGCTACGATGACATTGATCCAAGCTGGCGTTGTAGGCGGCTAAGATGCCTTATGTAGGGTATACAGGGGTTGCTGACTTAGCTAACACTACTGATGGTTTTGCTTTAGGTATAGGTGCTTGCAATGATCCTGCAGAAACGTCTTTTGGTGAAAACGTAGGTGATGGCGGTGTTGTAGACTTATACCATAATGGCGCCCCTAATCTTAAGTCATATATTCTCATGGAGTCTTCGGGGTATGTATTCCAAGAAGATAGTTCTAAAATAGTATTGGAGTCATCGTAATGGCAGATCAGAAAATATCGGCAATGCCCGCAGCGGCAACTCCTCTAACAGGTGCAGAATTAGTACCCTTAGTTCAGTCAGGTGGGAATGTAAGTTCAACAATAGCTTTGTTTGGGGCGTATACACGTAATACTCTATTTAACTACGGGGCGTTCCAAGACTTAGGACTTGACCAAACAGCGGCGGCTAATACTGTTGTTCAGCTTCGCATTGATACTACTGACTTTACTCAGGGAGTTACTAGAGTAGGCAACCGTATAAGCTTAACTAATGCAGGTGTATATAGCATTATTATTAGTCTTCAGTTATCTAATGATGATACTGCCAACCCTGATGATTTTACTTTGTGGCCTGTTATTAACGGCACTGCAGCAGTTGGTTCTGCTAGTACTATTGGGGTCCCTGTTAGAAAATCAGCTAGAAACGGTCACATAATCCTTACAGTTCAGTACACATTTCAGTTTGCAGCGGCGGGCTATTTTGAGTTTGACTGGTTTTCTATAGCGGGTCATGTATCAGTTTTAACCTTTCCAGCTAGTGTTGCTACGCCAATTCATCCAGCTTCTGCTGCTGTTATTCTCTCTGTTATTCAGGTAGGCTAATGAGCACTTCAGGTCTTACTACATTCAACCCAGATATAGCTGAGATAATGGAAGAAGCCTACGAACGTGTAGGCGTAGAAATTCGCACAGGTTATCAGTTTAGAACAGCTAGAAGGTCGTTAAATTACTTGTTGGCTTCTTGGGCTAACAAAGGGTTAAATCTGTGGACTATTGAACAGGGTGAGTTTCCTCTGTTAGTAGGGGTAGGTACTTATGATTTGCCTGATGATACTATTGACTTAATAGAGACTGTCATACGCCAAAACCCCGGAAGCACTTCTAATCAAGTTGACCTGCAAATAGCCCGTATAAGTATCTCTACTTATGCAACAATACCAAACAAACTTGTTCAAGGACGCCCTATACAGATTTTTGTAGATAGACAGTCTCCTACACCTACAGCTAAGATATGGCCTCTACCTAGTCAAACTGGGTACACATTGGTCTATTGGCGGTTACGTAGAATGCAAGACGCAGGACAAGGCGGCGTAAATACGCTTGATATTCCTTTTAGATTCTTAGAAGCTATGACTGCTGGACTAGCTTATAACCTAGCTCTTAAAACCCCTGAAGCAGAAAGCAAGATTCCTATGCTTAAACAACTCTATGAAGAGGCTTTTGAACTGGCGGCTGATGAAGATCGTCAACGAGTGTCTTTTAGATTTGTGCCTAACATAGGTAGTGTAGGCGGCGGGGGCTGGTAAGTGGCTACTCCTTTTGCTGGTGAGAAACGGGCGTTTGGATTCTGTGATAGATGTGGGTTTAGATACGCCTTAAAAAGAATACGTACCTATGTTATTGTAGGTAAACGCATAAATATGCGGGTCTGTCCAGAGTGCATGGACAAAGTTGGTGGCGACCACCCACAAAACTGGGTAGGTATAATAGGGGCTCAAAAGGTAGCAAATGACCCACAGGCTCTACGCAACCCAAGACCAGATACGAATTTAAATGCCTCTAGAGGTCTATTTGCTTTTAACCCTGTGGCAACACAGACCATTAACACCACGTTGAATAGCGTGTTTATTACGATTAACTGAGGTATAATATGGCACAGTTTGAAGGTTCTTCTAAAGATGTTAAAGAAGACAAAAAATTAGCAAAAAAGAACAAGATGTCTATGTCTGATTGGGAAAAGAGCCCGAAAGATGCTAAGCACGACAAACAGAAATCTATGAAGGGTCTTAAGAAAGGCGGCATTACATCTATGGACGCTAAAAAGATGGGTCGTAACTTGGCCCGTGTAGCTAATCAAAAGAGCACTGGAAGAGGTAGATAATGGCTAAGCATATTGAAGGTTCTGCTGAATACAAAGGTGTTAAATCTATACCTGCGCCTGTATGCAACGGCTACCCTGTTAAGATAGACAATAAAAAGACTATTAAAGTACGTGGCACTGGTGCAGCTATTAAAGGCACTATGGCTTCTAGCAAAATGGGCTAATAATGAGTTTTACATACGCACAACTTAGTACGGCGATACAGCAGTATACTGAAGTCACAGAGGCTACTTTTGTAGCTAACATACCCAACTTTGTACAAAACGCAGAGACTTTGGTTAATAACTCTGTGCAGTTACCTGCATTTCGTACTAATGTTACGGGCGTAACAACAGCTAACTTTCCTTATGTAGCTCTCCCACCTGACTTCCTGTCAGTATTTGCTTTGTCTGTGTACACCACGACTGTAATAGACCTAATACCTCAGACCACCCAAAACTACTTATACCAGAAAGACGTTGAGTATATAAGAGAAGCCTACCCCTATCCGGGTGTTTCTGGGGTGCCACAATACTATGGTATTTTTGATAATGCTTCTTTTATATTAGGTCCTACTCCTGATGACGATTATTCGGTAGAGATGCATTATTATGCGTATCCGCAGTCTATAGTAGACGCAGGTACAAGCTGGCTAGGTACTAACTTCCCTAACGTGTTATTGTGGGGCTCTTTGGTCGAAGCTTACATATATATGAAGGGTGAACCAGATTTGATTCAAGCTTACCAACAGAAGTATCAAGAGGCTATGGCTCTTCTTAAACAATTAGGTGATGGCAAAGACCGCATTGATACGTATCGTGTAACCCAAGTAAGGGATAAGGTAGTTTAATATGAGTGGAATGAGTGAACAAGCAAAGGTTATGCTAAACAGCGTAGCTATCGTAATTACAAACCCTGAGCCAGAAGTGGTTGAGGAAGTTATTGAAGAGGAAGAATAGCAATGGCTATCACACAGGCGATTTCTAGCACTTTTAAAAGTGAACTATTAGGTGCAGAACACAACTTTAAAGCAGCTGGTGGCAACGTATTTAAAATAGCTCTATATACTTCAGCGGCTAGTTTAGATTCTTCTACTACTGCATACACAGCAACGGGTGAGGTTTCAAGCTCTGGCACAGGCTATACGACTGGGGGCAACACTTTAACTAACTTAGGTATAACACTATCAGGTGCCATTGCGTTTATTGACTTTTCTGATACTACTTGGACTACTGCTACTTTTACAGCTGCAGGGGCTCTAATATATAACACTTCAAGCAGCAATAAAGCGGTAGCGATATTTAACTTTGGTGGAGACTTTACAGCTACTAATGGGGACTTCTCAGTTATATTCCCAGCGGCTACAACCACAACTGCTGTTTTAATTTTAAATTAGTCTGTAGGTATATAAATGCCTTTACTAGCTGATCGAGTATTAGAATCATCCATAACTGCGGGGACGGGCACGCTTACCCTCGCAGGGGCGCTAACAGGATATAGGACATTTAATGCAGCTTTTAGTAACGGTGACATAGTCTATTACACTATAGATGATGGCTTAGGGGGCTATGAAGTAGGTTATGGTACCGTAGGTACTGGGACTCTGACCCGCTCTACTGTTCTTGAATCAAGCAATGCTAATGCCCTAGTTGTATTTACATCTGTATCTAAACGTGTATTTTGTACGGCTCCTGTCCCTACGCTCTTACCGGATCAAACTGGAAACAGCACTAAGATTCTTTCTACTGATGGTACTAATCCTTCTTGGATAGCTAATACTGTTGGTACAGTTACAGCGGTTTCTGTTGTTTCTGCTAATGGGTTTGCTGGCACTTCTTCAGGCGGTGCTACTCCTGCGTTGACTTTATCTACTTCTATTACTGGAGTTCTTAAAGGCGACGGTACAGCTATATCTGCGGCTACTTCTGGTACGGACTACAGCTTAGGAACCTCTGCGTTATCTACAGGCATACTTAAAAGTACTACAACAACTGGGGCGCTAACCATTGCCATAGCGGCAGACTTTCCAACACTAAACCAAAATACATCAGGTACAGCGGCGGGGTTAAGTGCTACTTTAGTAGTAGGTTCAGGTGGTACGGGTCTAACAGCGGTAGGCACTTCAGGTAATGTTTTAACAAGTAACGGCACGACTTGGGCGTCTACCGCCCCAGCAGCTAGTGGTATAACAACAGGTAAAGCCATTGCTATGGCTATGATTTTTGGCTTTTAAGGAACAACAATGGCAAACCCAAATATAGTTAATGTTACCGTAATTAATGGTAACACCAGTACAACTTCACTGACTACAACTGCTGCGACTTCTGTAGCGAGTAATGCGGCTGCAAGCAGCAAGGTCTATAAAATAGACTCTATTGTCGTAGCTAACACATCTGCTTCAGCGGCTAACATCACTATCAACGTGTACAGCGCAGCGGCTCTAGGTGGTACAGCATTTCCAATAGCTTCAGCTATCTCAGTACCAGCGTATGCTTCATTGATCGTAACTGACAAGACTACAGCGTTCTATCTGCTTGAAGATAAGTCTATAGGTGCTACTGCTGGTACAGCTACTGCGTTGGTGGTAACAGCTTCTTGGGAAGAAATAACATAAGGAAACTGAAATGTCGCAAAGATATTTAGCAGGGTTCATACAAGCAGGACTCTTTAACCCTTTGGCTGCCCCTACACCCAGTGCCTATACCTATGAGCTTTGGACTTGGGGGAATGATGTTTTTGGGCAGTTAGGTCTAGGTAATGTAACTTACTACTCAAGTCCAAAACAAGTAGGTGCATTAACAACTTGGTCTACTATTGCAGGTGGGGGCAACCACACTCTAGCAACTAAAACAGACGGCACTCTTTGGTCTTGGGGTCAAAACACCAATGGTCAGTTAGGCTTAGGCAATACCACTGTCTATTCAAGCCCAAAACAAGTAGGGGCACTTACAACTTGGCTTAACATAGCAGCTGGGCAGGATCACACCATAGCAACTAAAACAGATGGCACCCTGTGGTCATGGGGATTTAATTCTAGCGGTCAGTTAGGCCTAGGCAATACAACTGATCGTTCAAGTCCTGTACAAGTAGGTGCTCTTACAACGTGGTCTAATATAGCATGTGGGAGCTCTCATAGTATAGCAACTAAAACAAACGGAACTCTGTGGTCTTGGGGTAGAAATAATGCTGGTCAATTAGGTCTAGGCAATGCAACTAATCGTTCTAGTCCTGTACAAGTAGGCGCATTAACCACTTGGTTAAATATAGCATGTGGAAGGTACCACACCATAGCAACTAAAACAGATGGTACACTCTGGTCTTGGGGGATTAATAATGTTGGACAATTAGGTTTAGGTAACATAACTTACTACTCAAGCCCAAAACAAGTAGGTGCTCTTACAACGTGGTCTACTATTGCAGGTGGAGGTAACTTTTCTTTAGCAACTAAAACAAACGGAACTCTGTGGTCTTGGGGCCAAAATACTAGTGGTCAATTAGGTCTAGGCAATGCAACTAATCGTTCTAGTCCTGTACAGGTGGGCGCACTTACAACTTGGTTAAATATTGCAGGTGGAGGCTTCCACACCATAGCTACTAAAACTGATGGTACTCTCTGGTCTTGGGGTTTAAACAGTAGTGGGCAGTTAGGCTTAAATAACACAACTGACTACTCAAGCCCCAAACAAGTTGGTGCTCTTACAACGTGGTCTAAAGTGGCAGATGGCGATTCTTTCTCAATAGCCCTCAAATATTAGGAAAATACAATGCCAGTAATTTATCCATACGTACAATATTCAGGCATGTGGACACCACAGAGTCAAATGCAAGCCGTAGCTGCGGGAACTTGGACAGGTCTGCCGGGACTTTGGTCTTGGGGGCAGAACAGTAGCGGACAATTAGGACTAGGTGATACAGCTAACCGTTCAAGCCCCGTGCAAGTAGGAGCTTCAACTTGGTCTATTATAGCAGGAGGGGGCGAATTTTCTTTAACTACTAAATCTGATGGCACACTTTGGTCTTGGGGGTCTAATGCTCAAGGACAGTTAGGTCTAGGAAACACAACCAACTACTCAAGCCCAAAACAAGTAGGCGCACTTACAACTTGGTCTAAAATATCATGTGGTAGCCAACACAGTACCCTTATTAAAACTGATGGCACTCTCTGGGCGTGGGGGATTAATACTAGTGGGGAATTGGGACTAGGTAACATTACTAACTACTCTTCCCCTAAACAAATAGGGGCATTAACAAGTTGGTCTAAAATATCAGTCGGTATTCAACACAATTTAGCCATTAAAACAGATGGTACATTATGGGCTTGGGGGAGTAATAATGCTGGACAATTAGGCATAGGGGATACAATTAACCGTTCAAGCCCCGTACAAGTAGGTGCACTTACAACTTGGTCTAGCGTTGCTTGTGGCACAGGTGGAGCTTTATCCTTTGCTATTAAAACCGATGGCACTCTCTGGTCTTGGGGGCAGAACAATGCTGGGCAGTTAGGGTTAGGTAATACAATTTATAGGTCCTCACCTAACCAAATTGGTACCCTAACAACTTGGTCTAAGATATCGGGGGGGGTTCAACATGGTTTAGCAATTAAAACAGACGGTACGTTATGGTCTTGGGGTAGAAATAATCTAGGTCAATTAGGTCTTGGCAACTTGACTTACTACTCTAGCCCTAAACAAATAGGCGCACTTACAACTTGGTTGAGTATATCTTGTGGGAGGTATAGTAATATAGTCACCAAAACAGACGGTACTCTTTGGTCTTGGGGTTTTAATAATAGCGGGCAATTAGGGTTAGGCAATACTACATACGCTTATTCAAGTCCTAAACAAGTGGGATCACTAACTACTTGGTCTAAAATTGCAAGCGGGTATAACTACTCCATAGCCATCCTCTCTTAATTAATTTAATGTATACTATATACCCTTGTAAAAACACTAACGAGATCAGTATATGAAAAAGACTCTACATTTCCTATCAGGTGTGCCACGTTCAGGTTCTACGGTACTTGCAGCTATACTTAATCAAAATTCGGACACCCATGTATCTACTACATCAGGGTTGGTTCATGCACTAGATGGTTTGGCGAATGTGTGGCATTCTGCGGGTTTATTGAATGAAAATGACCCTGAGCGTAAGAAGTTAGCTCAAACTATGCGTGGGGCTATTGATGCCTTTTATGAAGATGTAGATAAGCCCGTTATAATTGATAAGTCACGTGGCTGGCCTATAGCTCAAATTATGTCTGCTATGGCTCAAGTATTAGGGCATCAACCAAAGATTATTGCTACTGTTCGTTCTGTACCTGATTGTGCGGCATCGTTTGTACGTATTGCTAAGCCCGAAGATTTAGATGAGTTTATGGAATCTGGGCAGTTGATGGATCACTTAAAGGCTGCGTACATATCGCTACAGAACGGTTACTTAGCGGCACCGGATAACTTCTTATTTATTGAATACGATGACTTAATTTCTAATCCTAAAGAGCAACTGCAACGTATACATACCTTTTTAGAATTACCTGATTTTGAATACGACTTTAATGCTATTGATGGTTCTACTGTAGCTGAGGATGATGAGCAGTTGCATGGCACTAAAGGTATGCACGATGTGAAACCTGTTCTTGAAAGACAGCATAACGAAAACCCAAAAGATGTATTAGGTTCTTATTATGGCTCATTCTGCCAGCCTGAGTTTTGGTTAGAGACGCCTAGGACTATGCCTGACTTACATGACTTGGACTTACAACTAGCCGCATCTACTACAGGTGATTTTGCTGAAGGCTGGCGCATAGCGCAGAAGTTAGAGGCTACAGAGCCAAGTAACAACAGAGCTGCATATAATCGTGGTTGGTATCTCTTAAGACAAGGTCAGATTCAAAAGGGTTATCAGTTATTAGATAGAGGTCGTATTGCTGGAGTCTTTGGTAATAAACAACCAGATGTACCTACACCGCAGTGGGATGGCAAGACTAAAGGGATTGTGCTGTTAAATCTTGAAGGCGGTCTAGGCGATCAAATACACCAAGTTAGATATGCTAAGTATATCGCTGAGAAGGGCTGTAAAGTCATCGTGGCTTGCTCTGGTCAGTTAGCTTCTTTATTCGTTAATGTAGAGGGTGTATCTAGCGTTATTCAACACGAAGCGGTGTTTGGTATCTACCATGACTTTTGGGTTGCTGGTATGAGTGCTATAGTACCGTTAGGCTTTGAATTAGAAGATATTAGTGGTGCACCTTATTTACCTAAACCTGTTACAATAAAGGGAAGAAAGAAACGTATTGGTTTGAGGTGGCAAGGCTCTACACAGTTTGAACATGAGCACCACAAAGCCTTTCCTTACCAGTTGATGTTTGATGCTGTTAAGAGTGATAACTACGAGTTTATAAGTCTACAAAGAGATGCTGGTGTAGAGGCTACGCCTATGTGGGTTAAGCAAGTACCACTAAATAGTTGGGAAGATACTAGAGCTGCTGTAGCAAGTTGTGATTTGGTTATATCGGCATGTACCAGTGTATCGCACTTATCGTCTGCTATGGGGATTGATACGTGGGTGGTGACGCCTATTATGCCATACTTCCTATATGCACTAGAGGGCGAAGCAACCCCATACTACGACAGTATGACCTTAATAAGACAAGAAAGTTTTGGCGAGTGGGATGCACCATTTGCATTAATTAAAGAAAGATTGGAGAAATAAATGTCAACTAAGTATCCTGGTGGTGTCATAAAATCCTCACCTGTAGTACCAGCTGGGCCGTATCAAAACAGTTCTGCTTCAGGTGTATGGACAATGGAGCAAGCGGGATACTGGATAAAACAAGGCAACTGGCCCACTGCTGGGAATTTAGCACCTAATAAACTTTATTCTTGGGGGTATAACGTTTTTGGGATGTTGGGTCTAGGTAATACAACTGACTTCTCAAGCCCTAAGCAAGTAGGTGCCCTTACTACTTGGTCTAAAATAGCAGGTGCCCAAATATTTTCTCTAGCAACTAAAACAGATGGCACTCTTTGGTCTTGGGGGTATAATGGTAATGGTCAATTAGGATTAAATAATACCACCAGCTACTCAAGCCCTAAGCAAGTAGGTGCTCTTACAACTTGGTCTAAAATAGAAACTCTTAGAGGTCCAGCGGGGGTCTTAGCTACTAAAACAGATGGTACTCTATGGTCTTGGGGGTCTAATGACAGTGGACAGTTAGGTTTAGGTACTTCAGGTGCTGGCACTTATAAATCTTCACCAAATCAAGTGGGTGCTCTTACAAATTGGTTAACTATAGCATGTGGAAACAATCATAGTATAGCAACTAAAACAGACGGCACTCTCTGGTCTTGGGGAAATAATAATGAAGGACAATTAGGTTTAGGAAATACAACTAACCGCTCCAGCCCTGTACAAGTAGGTGCACTTACTACTTGGTTAAACATAGCAGGAGGATTCTACCATTCTATAGCGACTAAAACAGATGGCACCTTATGGTCTTGGGGCTTTAATACTCAGGGGCAGTTAGGTCTAGGCAATACAACTAACTACTCAAGCCCCAAACAAGTAGGGGCTCTTACTACTTGGCTTAAAATTGCATGTGCAGAATCATCTACTCTAGTCATTAAAACAGATGGCACCCTGTGGTCATGGGGGATTAATAGTTTTGGTGGCTTAGGTCTAGGCAATACAACTAACTACTCAAGCCCCAAACAAGTAGGTGTACTTACAACTTGGTCTGAAATAAAAGCTAATTACCAATGGGCTTTGGCAACTAAAACAGACGGAACTCTATGGTCTTGGGGAAATAACGCTAGTGGGCAGTTAGGTTTAGGCAGTATAACTAATCGTTCTAGTCCTGTACAGGTAGGTGCACTTACCACTTGGACCAATGTATCATGTGGTTATCAGTTCGCCCTAGCTACCCTCTCTTAATTTAATTTATTTCAAACAAAAGGAAACACAAATGACACAATTATATGTACAAGTAGTAAATGGTGAAATGGCTCAATGTTGGGATACTACTCCTCCAGTGCCAGTAGGTCAAGATGGTTGGAGAAATGCTATTGAGATTATCCCTGCTACTATACCTTACCAACAAGGCTTAAATGGTCCAGTCTATGATTGTACTAAAGATCCAGTCGAAATTGTATGGACAACATTTGATATTTCAGTTGCTGATCGTAAATCTGGTCTTCAAGGTCAAAACTCAGGTCAGTTCAACCAAGTAGTAGCTTATGAAGCGCAAACTGAAACTGACGGCAACCCTAACACTCACTACAACGCACAAGTAGTTGCAGATGCTCAGACACGTTATGAAAGAATTAATGTTCAGATTATCGCTGCTACTACGCAAGACCAGTTAGATGTTATACAACAAGAACTAGACGCTTTTGTACCGCCATCTAACTAATATGAAAATACAATGGCACGAAGCCTCAACTAAACGAGGTATTATCTGGGTAGTGACTGCTGTAGTAGGAGCTGTTTTACTCTATCAAGGTAAGTCTGTAGACCAATTATTACTACTTGCTGGTGGTGTTGCAGGTGGACTTGGCGTAGTGTTAAAAGACTGATGCCATACTTATTCGTTGCCATTATTGTTACAAGTTTTGCTTCTGGGTACGGTTTTGCGTATAAAGTATCACAAGCAGAAATTAGAGAAATGTCAGAGAGTATAGCTGACATGAACCGAGAAGCAGAATTACAACTAGCTACTCTTACTGAAGAAGCGGATAGGGCACATACAGAAGCCCTTAAGCTTAATAAAGAATTGGAGGATGCCAATGTATCAACAATCAATGCTATTAACAGCCAGCGTGATGCTTTTAAGTCTGTGCGCATGTACGACAACAGCAGGAAAAGTAGTAGTTGTACCGCAACAAAAGGTAATAATACCAACACCACTACTAGCCCCGTTGAAGATAGATACGAACTTTCAGACGAACTTACAAACTTTCTCAAGTCTGAAGCTTACAGAGCAGATCAGATAGCAGCCTATGCTGCACTATGTCAGAAGTTTGTGGTAGATAGCAACTGTGGGATAAGTAGATAATGGAAGTTTCTAGCAAGGGTGTAGCTCTTATTAAAGAGTTTGAAAGTTTTAGAGCGGCGCCTTATCTTTGTGCCGCAGGTGTACCTACTATAGGCTGGGGAACTACTCGATACCCTGATGGGAAAGCAGTAAAGCTGTCAGACCCCAAAATAACAGAAGCTGTAGGAGATATGTACCTACATCACGATCTAAATACTTTTGAAAGTGCAGTTAACAAGGCGCTTACTATACCTATACAGCAAAGTCAATTTGATGCTTGCATATCCCTGTGTTATAATATAGGCCAAGGAAACTTTGCGTCTTCCACTTTGGTAAAAATGCTAAATGCAGGAACTGCACCCGACTTAATAGCTCCGCAGTTTCTTCGCTGGGATAAAGCCAAAGGTAAGTCATTAGCGGGTCTAACACGTAGGCGGAAAGCTGAAATGAATCTTTTTTTAAGTGCCTAACACATGTTAGGCTTTAACCCTATTGCAAGTGCTCCACTAGCGAGCATAATACTAAGCGCCTCTGTCGTTTTAACGGGGCAAAACGCTACTCTATCCCAAACATCTGTAGGTGTAACCGCAGGTAGTGTTACATTGCTTGCAGGGCAGAGTGCCCTAGCCCTTACGTTAAATCCAGTAGCCGTTGCTTTAGCCACAACATTAGCAGGGCAGAGCCTTACTTTAGTACAAAATTCCGTATCCGTTACGGCTGCATCTAATTACGAACTAATAGGCCAGTCTTTAACGCTAACACAAAACAGCACTAAAGAGGCTGTAGCTCCTACACTAGGGAGCCAAAACATGCAATTAACCTTGCATTCTATGCGCATGTGGAACAAAATAGACCCATCGCAGAACGCTAATTGGACGAGCATAAACACAACGCAATCATCAGGTTGGACTGAAATAAACACCGTTCAGAACCCTGACTGGACTGACATACCCACTTAAGAGATACAAAGATGCCAAGTACCTATAGCTCTAATTTACGTATAGAACTCATTGCTTCTGGTGAGCAAGCCAACCAGTGGGGTATAACAACTAATACAAACTTAGGCACCCTTATAGAGCAAGCCATTGCAGGTTTAGCCAGTATAGATGTAACTGCGGGCAATGTAACCTTAACCTCTTTAAATGGGGTGTCCGATCAGTCTAGACAAATGGTACTTAATGTAACGGGAACCCCCGGAGTGGCAAGGCAGATACTAGCCCCTGCTGTATCTAAAGTATATGTGGTTGCTAATGATTCTGATAGTGACGTTGAGATAATAACTACGGCAGTAGGCAGTGTAGGAATTACAATTATTCCGGGGATATCAACAATAGTCTATACGGATGGTGTTGATTTCTATACAGCTAACGATAATGTACTTTCTACTTATGCGCCTAATGTTGCGGTTATAACAGACGCTCTTGGTATATTGATAGGCTCTGCAGTTACAGCTACAGAATTAGGCTACTTAAGTGGGGCAACTAGTAATATACAGACTCAAATAAATAGTGTATCCGCAAGTAGTAAGTTCGCCCCTATTAACTTTGTCCTAAGCATATAACGGAGGCACATAGATGCCTTTACAATACCTACAATTTAGGCCGGGTGTATCAAGAGAGTCTACAGATTTAGCTAACACAGGTGGTTGGTATGCCTGTGATAAGATACGTTTCCGTTCAGGTATGCCTGAAAAGCTAGGAGGGTGGGCGCCCGCTACATCAGCTACATTTCTTGGTGATTGTAAACATATTGTAGAGTGGGTTACTTTATCTGGGTACTACTTACTTGGCGTAGGCACTAACTTAAAATACTACATATACTCTGGTGGTGCATACTTTGACATCACTCCAATACGAGTTACTTTAGACCTACCTGCAAACCCTTTTCTACCTATATATTCTACGCTTAGTTCTAATATTACAGCTACAGCTACGTCTTTTAATGTTGTTAGTGGTACGTCTTTTGTTCGCTTAACGCCTTATGTTATTAAAATAGGCTCCGAAGAGATATGGGTAAGCACTGCAGCGGTTAATACTTTATCAGGTTGTATTCGTGGATACAATGGAACTACTGCGGCTACACATATTGCAACTGATCCGGTAACAAGCTCTTGGCTTACAGTAAGCTCTCCTTATAATAATGCGACACCTAATGACTTTGTAACCTTTAGTGGGGCTACGGCGTTTGGTCCGTATAGTACGGCTGTACTTAATAAAGAATACAAAATCAACTACGCTGACTCAGCCTATATCAATATAGATACTGGGGTTCAATCCACTGCGGTAACTGCAGGTGGTGGCTCTGCTCCTGTTGTAGCGGCTTATCAAGCAACTACTGGGTTAAATACTACTAGCTTTGGGGCTGGTTGGGGTGCAGGTCCTTGGAACGGCAATCATGGGTGGAATACCCCCTATCAGAGTAATGGTATTGAAGATGAGCTTCGTTTGTGGAGTGCTGATACCTTTGGGCAAGACTTGTTCTTTAACTCTGAGTACGGTCCTGTCTACTACTATGCTGGGACTAATGTTTCGTTAAGCGGTCAGGTAGCAGGTAGGGGGATTAATATTCGTGCTATAGGAGGAACTGATGGGTTTGCTCCTGCTGTGGGTACTCGTGTGTTTGTTACTGAAGAACGCCATGTTGTGGTACTAGGTGCTAATGATCCTACGCTCCCTGTAGTTCTTGCGGGTAGTTTTGAGCTAGGTATCCCTTACGTTATTGACACTGTAGGCACTACAGATTTTACTCTGCTCGGTGCTTCTAAAAACGAAATAGGGCAGTATTTTACAGCTACAGGCACAGGTTCAGGAGCTACTACAGGAAAAGCAATTAATGCTCGTAGAGACCCTTTATTAGTCCAATGGTGCGATCAAGAAAACCCACTTATTTGGGACCCTGCTGATATAACTAACACCGCTGGTTTCTATAGGCTTACAAATGGTAGTGAGATAGTTACCTCAGAGAAGACCCGTAAAGAAGTTATTGTTTGGACAGACTCTGCTATTTATTCTATGCAGTATCAGGGGCAGCCTTTTATATTTGGGTTTAACCTTATCTCTGCTGAGGTAACTATAGCTTCGCCTAATGCTGCAACAACAGCTAACGGTATCACTTACTGGATGGGTATTGACAAATTCTATGCTTATTCCGGGCGTGTAGACACGCTTCCTTGTTCTTTAAGACAGTATATATTTGATGACTTTAATACCGACCAATCGGCTCAGGTATGTTCTGGTACTAATGAGAAGTACAATGAGATTTGGTGGTTCTATCCTTCTGCAGACTCTGAGGTTATTGACCGTTATGTCATTTACAACTACCTTGAAAAACTTTGGTACTATGGACAGATGCAACGCACTGCATGGTTAGACTCGCATATACAAGGGCTTCCTTGGGCGACTGTTGATGGTAGGTTGGTACAACATGAGAGTAGTGTGGATAACGGGTTAACTAACCCTCCTAGTGCGATTTCAAGTTATATAGAGAGTGCCAATTTTGATATTGGTGAAGGCGATCAGTTCTCTTTTGTTAAGCGAGTTATTCCTGACGTTGACTTTATTGGTTCTACTGTACCTGCTCCTTCTATTACAATGACTATCTCTGCTAAAAACTTTCCGGGGCAAGGCGCATTTCTTTCTACTGAGGCCGCTATAACTGCAGGTAATAAGGTGACTACACAGGTGTATGATTATACCGATCAAATATGGATACGTTTAAGAGGTAGACAAATAGCCTTTAGAATTAGTAGTGAGGACTTAGGTATAAAGTGGCAGTTGGGAACTCCTAGATTAGAAGTACAGCCTGATGGACGTAGAGGGTAAGTATGAAAAATCCCGGCTTTAGTATTCCAACTCCTGATGTACTGCCTCTGCCCCCTTTGGAATATGATGTGCAGTATATGAACTCTTTAATAAGGCTCTTGAACTACTACATACAACAACAGGCTAATCCGGGGCATTTACGGGGGACTGAACTTGTGCTTACTTTAACAGGGTCCGGTGCACTACAGCCTGTGGCTTCTATAGAGCATATAATAGACCCACTTAACGCCCTAGTTGGTAAAACGATTGTTAATATTATAGACCTTCCAACGGCTAATACTGGGCTAAGTTCTGGTGATGTTTGGAATAGTGCTGGCACCCTTAAAATTGTATAGAGAATAAATATGGCATATAACCAAACTGCAAAAGGCATCTCAGCTCTAGGGCGTAAAGGCGATGACACCTTACTACATGTAAATAACGAAGAACTTGCTGGGCTCCAAGCCTTACTAGGCCCTATATCAGTTAACCCCGATACCGGACTCCCTGAAGCATTTGCATGGAAAAACGTACTAACCACTGGATTTATAGGTATTGCGGGTGCTTTAACAGGTGGAGCTGGTGCCGCTGCTTTAGGTGGTGGGGCTTTAACTGGGGTAGGTTTAGGTGCAGGTCAAGGAGCTTTATTAGGTGGAGCACTAAGTTCTGCTGAAGGTAAAGGCTTTGGTTCTGGCGCACTAGGTGGAGCGATATCTGGTGGGTTTGGTGGTTATGGTGGTGTTGGTAGTTTCAATCCAACCACTGGAGCAGGGTTAGACTCAGCGGGTAAAGCAGGTTTAGGTAAATCCGTAGCGGGCACTAGCGATGCTATTACTAATGTATCTAACGGAGTAAGTACATCTATCCCTGCACGGGGTTATGGGGCTGTAGCTAAGGACGCACTTTCTCAACAAGCTTCGGGTATGGGCACTAAAGCAGGTATGGAGTCTTTACTCTACCCTGTAGGTGCAGGTACTGCATTAGGTACTGCGGCTACTGATATGATACAGCAAGGTAATGCGGAGAGAGAACTAGCTAAACAACAACAAGCCTTAGCTGACGCCAATGCCTTAGATCAACAACAGTACTTTGCAAGCTTAGGCTATGAGTTACCTCCACTAGCAGCCCTTAATAACCCTAATAACGCTGCACAACGAGACTATATACAGAACATTATTAACCCTAGAGGGGCTGCTGCTGGTGGTGCTATGACAGTACAACTACCTATTGGTGGAACTCAAGTATCGGCTGTTTTACCTCCTAAGTACGTTGGTGTAATGGAGAAAGTAGATATACCTTATGAACAAAACGAAATTAAAAATGAACTAGGGCTGGCACATGGGGGGTATATCAATACTCAACCTGTAAACCCAAATAACACCTACCCCCAGTCTCAAATACATAGTGCCCAACCTTATGCTGCGGCTACTCCACAACGTCATGAAGTACTAGATTACTATAAGGATGGCGGTTTTTTAGACGGCCCCGGTGATGGAATGTCTGATGACATCGCTGCTAATATAGATGGGGAAGAAGAAATCAGATTGGCTGATGGAGAGTTTGTTGTACCGCCTGATCTAGTACGTATGTTAGGTTTTGGTGATCCTGAAGAAGGAGCCAAGTTATTAGACAACTTACTGCCTATAGTACGTCAAGCTTCTCATGGTAAGAAGACCCAAATTAAACAGGACAGTGGTAAACTAGCGGCTGATAAAATGATTGCAAGGGCTATGAAGGGTAAGAAAGCGTGAACTCCCTCCAGACTCAAGACACTATAAACTCTATTGATGAGCTTGCTGTACGCATACAAGCTGGAGTGGACAGCGGAGAGTTAGGTTCTGCAGAGACGCCTTTGACCCATTACCATACCAAAAATTTATATGGGCGTAGAATTATTGTTCCAGCGGGTTGTTTGTTTACTACCAGAGTGCATAAAACAGATCATATATCTGTGGCTTTTAGAGGGCATATTACCATGCTAAATGCTGAAGGTGAGTCTCAAGAAGTTATAGCCCCTGATATGTTTGTAACACCTGCTGGAACGCACCGTGTAGTATATGTGCACGAAGAAGTAGAATTTGCTACTATCCACCATTGTGAAGAACAAGATGATGATAATGTCGTTGAGCTACTGTCGTTTAATACTATGACGGAGTATTTGGACAACCAATTAAAAATAGGAGCACAACAATGAGTCTTATAGCGGCGTTAACAACAGTAGGAGCAACAGTTTCTGGCGGTCTTTTAGCAGGTACATCAGCGGCTATACTTGGGGGCGCAACAGTAGGTACGGTGGGTGGAGCGGCTATAGGGACTATAAAAGCAGCAGCTTCAGGAGAGGATATAGGTAAAGGTGCCCTTATGGGAGCAGCTGGTGGAGCAGTAACTGGCGGAGTAGCTCCGGGTTTGGGAGCTGCGGTTGCTGCACCTCTTGTTTCCGCAGTAGGTCCTGTAGCTACAGGAGCTGTAGTTGGAGGGGTTGCTGGTGCCGCTGGTGGTGCTGCAAGTTCTGCTGTTGGCGGACAAGATGTAAGTAAAGGCGCTTTAATGGGAGGTGCTACAGGAGCCGTTGCTGGTGGTACTATGGGGGCTATAGGCCCTACTCCAGCAACAGGACCAGCAACACCAGTAAATACTACCCCCGCAGGACCCATGTCTCCTGCTGCTCCTTCAGGACCTCTTGCTAGTATGTCGCCCACTACCCCTTCTGGGCCATTTAGTTCAACAGGAACCCCATCGGTATCAAGTATTGCACCTTCTACACCTTCTACAGGAGTTTTAGATAGCGTAGCACAAACAGGGTCTGAGTTAACAGGACACACTATAACAGGAGATCAGGTAAGCACAGGGCTTAAAGGTTTAGCAGGAGTTGCAGGTACTGAGTACACAGGTAAAGGTATAATAGACGCCCAAGATGCTGCAGCTAAAGCCGCAAGTGAAGATAAAGCACGAGGTTTGGATTTTGCTAATCAAGGGGGTTCTGGATTAGCCGGAGTAAGAGCAGCGGGGTTGTCAGATGGTACAGGCCCATTAGGAGGTCTTGGAAGTATAGGTAGAGCTACTGGTGGTATTACAGCTCTGGCACATGGGGGTCAAATTCCTCTTGGTGATGGTGCCTATATTATCCCTGCTGATGTGGTTAGTGCTCTGGGTAATGGTTCATCTAAAGCAGGTGCTGAATATCTAAGGCAGCTTATGGTTGCAGTGCGTAAAGAAGCTGTTGGTCGTCAAGGCATGGGAGCGGCTATAAAGCATGTCTCTTAAAGTCCAACAAGTACCTATCGAATATGTGAACCAGATATGGGATCACGTTGAACATTTTATAGAATCAGCTCTTGAATACTCCTCTGGGGACTACAATGCCGAAGAGGTAAGAGTGATGGTAACACAAGGGTCGTGGCATCTTATAGTTGCTGTTGATGACGAAAATACTATACAAGGAGCCTTAGTTGTGTCTTATTTTAATAGACCCTCTGAGAGAGTTGGATTTGTAGTGGCTATTGGTGGTAAACTAGTATCTAACAGGTCCACATGGGCCCAATTTGAAGACATACTCCGGTCAAACGGTGCTACTTATTTAGAAGGTGCAGGTCGTGAATCTATAGTTAAGCTATGGTCTCGATATGGCATGAAGCAAAAATATATAATTACAGGTAAATCCCTATGATATTCAAACCAAGTAGTCTTCACAAAGTATTCTTTACCTACATCTGCCCTAGGTTCTATGGCGGTGCACCACCAGTGCCTTCAAACACTACAACCACTTCTACGGTTAATCAGTCTCCATGGCAAAACCCTGTCTACCAAGCTCTTATGTTAGGTACTAAAGACCAACCGGGTCCTGCAACTAGTATGTTAAATGCTAGTAGAGAGCAAATGGAACAATGGAACGCCATTAATAAAACAGGTCTTACTCCAGCAGCACAAGCTTCTTTAGGTACATGGAACCCTGACGTTCCCGGAAGTACTTCTAGTTATATTAATAAGTTAGACCCAGCTACAGGGCAATACACTCCAACTGCTAATCCTAATGTTGCTGCCCCTATTGAGCAAAGTGCCGCTCAAGGAGGCATAATGAGCCTTAGGGGGTATGCTAGTGGAGGAGCAATAGACCCTGTTCAACAAACAGTTATGGACCTAGTTGGGCGCCAACTAAGTGATACAGACCTTGCTGATTTAAAACGGTACTCAACCCAACTTAATACAACTCCTGCTGCACTAATGCAGCAGTATAATGGTCCAGAAATAGCCGCATGGAAAGCAGCGCCACCAGAGAAGAAAGCAGCCACTTATCAAAAGATAGTAGATGCAGGAGGTAAACTATCACCCGCACAAGACACCATGCTATCTAACTTTAATACCTACAAGAGTCAGATAAAGGCGGGAACTATTAAACTAGATGCATCAGGAAACCCCACAGCTAATATTAAACAAGGGGCTACTAAAGCCGAAAAAGATGCTGCTAACGCTGCGTTCACTAAAGCCACAGGTATTGAACCCACCACAGGAAAAGCACCTTATGGTCTAATGGACACCATGAAGAAAATTGCTAATGTCGATCCTAAAACACTTAAATCTACTGATCCTGCTGTACTAGCGGTGTTAGATAAAGCGGCTAATTTAAAAACCCCAGAACAATTTGCTGCAGCTACCGATATGTATGGTAAGTCTGCAGCAGGGTTAGGAGCAGCCGCAAAGTATAAGCCCACTGATGTTAAGGCTAGTAAAGCGGATGTAGCTAAGGCTACAAGTCAAGGGTATACAGCCGCTAACGCCAACGCTGCTCAACTAAATAGGGGTAGTGTACGTGACATAGCCGCTAAACAAGCCAGTGTAGATAAATACAAAGCTGATATGATGGCGGCGCCTTCTGATATAAACGCACAAGAATATCAAGCGGCTTTAGCTGATTTAAACCAAATGGAAGGCCCACAGTCTTGGATAGGTCAAGGTACATCAGAAGCCTATATGTCTCCTTACATGCAGAATGTAGTGGATATCCAAAAAAGGGAGTCTAATAGAGACTACGCTAAACAACTACAAGAACTAAACAAACAAGCTACTGCAGCCAATGCCTTTGGGGGGTCTCGTCAAGCTATTGAAAGGTCTGAAGCTGCACGTAATCAAGCAACTAAACTAGCTGACATTGAAGCTCAAGGACTACAACAAGCGTACCAATCAGGTATGGGTCAATTTTCTGCAGAACAAGGATTAGGGTTACAAGCAGGTCAAGCTAATCTAGGTGCTGCTCAACAAACAGCCCAACAAAACCAAGCTTCAATTAATCAGCAGCGATCTCAGTACGTTCAACAAGCCCTTGATGCAGCTAAAAACAATTACGGGGGTCAGTTAACAGCGGCTCAGCAAAATCAAGTAGCTCAAAATGCGGCATTGCAGTTCAACTCCTCTGCTCAAAACTTATCTAACAACAATTTTGTTCAACAGCAGATGCAAGCTCAACAAGCAAACCAAGGTATGGACTTTAATGTTGGGCAAATGAACACGACTAATCAACAACAGACTAACTTATCTAACCAACAAGCGGCAAACATTGCCTCTCAGTTTGGAGCTAGTGCCCAGAATACAGCTAGCTTAGCTAACCAACAAGCAGCAAACACTGCTAACAACGCCTATGCGCAAAACCAATTAACCGCGGGTCAAGGTAATCAACAAGCGGGGCTAACTGCTAATCAACAGGGTATAGGGGCTCTTCAAGGTATGGGGCAAGTTGCTTCAGGATTAACAAGTACAGGCTCTGCTCAAAATGCGGCTGACTTAGCTACCTTAGGGGCTCAAGGACAAGCAGCTAATGCAGGACAAAACCTAGCTCAAAGTGTCCTTGATGCACAATCAGGTAACGCCGCTAGTTGGCTCAATGCTCCTACTTCTATTAATGCAGGGGTAGTTAATACCTTGGGAGGTCAGAATGTACAAGGAGGAGGAGGTACCACAACAACTACAGGATCGCCCGGCAAATGGGCTCGTGGTGGGTTAATTAAGAATGGTAAAGTAAGCAACAGAGGTAAAAAATAATGAGTGTTCCAGTAACTAATGAAGCTTACAGCCAGCAAAACAACCAGCTTTTTGATTGGGCAAAAACAGCTACTCCACAGCAGATAGAGGCGGCTAAACAAGGGCTACCAAAAGATTCTCCTCTATTACTAGCTATAGGTATGGGCGTTCAGTACCAACAACAAGCTAGAGCGCCTCGTCCCCAAGCTCCACAAGGTACTATACTGCAACAGAAGCTACAAGAGTTTCAACAAACATCTCCACAAGGCTTACCACAAGTACGCCAAAACCAGATGGCTATGCAACAAACAGCTCAACAAAACCCTATGTTTGGTGCAGGACTAGCGGTAGCCCCTGAGAATACTGAACAAGCTCCTCAACAAATGGCAGCAACAGGTGGTATAACTGCTTTAGCTCGTGGTGGAGAGGTTAGAGGTTTTGATGGTACAGATGGTAGTTTAGCTAAGTTAGTAGAGGACGAAAATGCAGTAGAAGACGCGGCTACCACTGAAGAAGATGGTATAGCTAATGAAGGGAAGTGGTTTGATAACTTTGCAAAACAAGCTAAGAACACAGGTACTGATCTTTTAGATAAATATAAAGCTTATACCAATACAGCACCTAGTGCAGGACTACCGTCTATTAATTTAGGAGGAGACCCATCTTCACCTTATGGTCAGTACGAAGCACCTACATTAGAAGCTCCTATTTCTGATATGGGTATGCCTACTGAACAAACTAGTCCTAAAAATGATTATAGACTGTCAGATATGGTAGCTCCTAAAGCTAAACCTAAAGTTAAAGCTCACCATAGTAAAAAAGATACTGCTCCTGCACCGGGTAGTTCTGCTGAAGCTAATGCCGCTTCTCCTACAGCTAAAGGAGAGACATACCAAGGCTTAGATAAGTACCTCTCTAAAGGGGTTGTAAACCCTAGTTCTTATGATGCGGACGCCGTAGTGGCGTCTATGTTAAACAAAGATACTACTCCACATCTTACAGCAGAAGAATCAATAGCACAGTACCAGAAGTTATTAGGTCCTGAAGCTGATATGTCTGAAGAAGTAGGTATGGCTAGAGAAAATGCTGCAAACGCTAGAAGAGACAAGGGGCTTGGTGCATTAGTTGGAGGTATAGGTGGTATGTTATCTGCTCAAACTCCGTATATGAGCCAAGCTCTAGGTGCAGGTCTTATGTCTGGCCTCTCATCTTATCAATCAGGTGCTAAAGAACAAGGGACTGCAGACAAAGAATTAATGGCTCTACAAATGGCTCAAAAGAAATCTGATCTTGCAGGTCATAGGGCTGCTGCTGAGGCGTATATAGGTCAACAAGCTAAGATGGCTGAGAAAGAAGCAGAAGCTAGGGCTAAAAGAGAAGAGACAATGCTTGGAATTAGAGGAAATTACGGCGTTGAAAAGCTTAAGAATGTGGGGGCTATGAATATAGAACAGCTTAGAGCTTCACAGGCGCAAGCCATACAAGCAATGAAGAATATGTCTACGATGGAAGAAGCAGCGTTTAAAGCAGGTAATTTATCAGCGGATAAACTAGCAGAAATCTATGGTCGTGGACTGCAAGGTGGAGGGTCTCCAGAAGAGATACAAGAGGGAGTACAAGGGTTAATGACAATTATGAATCAATACAAAGGAAGGGGTGGTGCTAGTGGGGGCGGTTCTAGTAACCCCTTTGCCCCAGTAGGAAATTCTGGAGTTTTTTATAACCAACCTAAAAAATAGTAATATATAATAACCCCTAATAAATTTACTAACTGGAAGCAGCATGGCTAATACAGAATCAAATCCTTTTGCTTATAACCCTGCTGTTTCCGCAGACCTTTTTGGAATACAACCTGCTACTCCTACACAAGCACTTCCTGAAGAGGACATATCTCAGTATATGCCTCAACCCCAACAAGGTCCCGCCTCCTCATACGGAGAAGCGTTTCTAAAAGCTGAGGGTCAATACGGATTACCAGAAGGCTTACTATCTACTATAGGCTACAATGAAAGTAGGTACAACCCTAATGCCGTAAGTCCTGCAGGTGCTACTGGTTTGATGCAGTTAATGCCTCCTACTGCTAAAGAGTATGGGGTTGATGCACTTGATCCGTATGCATCTATTGATGCTGCTGGTAAGAAGATGGCAGGTTTGGTTAAGTATTATAACGGTGATATGGCTAAGGCTGTTGCTGCTTATAACTACGGTGAAGGCAATCTTAATAAAGCTATACGAAAAGCAGGGGACAACTGGCTATCAGCTACTCCTAGAGAAACACAATTATACGTATCTAATGTACTAGGTGGGGCGCCTCCTCCTGAACAAGAAGGCCCTAAAGGGGAGATGTATGAAATTCCTTTAGCTAATGGGGGTTCTTTACATGCTCCTGTTGGTATGCCTAGAGAGCAAGCTATTGCAGATGCTAGAGCACACGGTATAGATGCAGTTGGTCTAAGAGAAGTACCTTTAGCTAATGGGGGCACATTACGGGTTCCTGATAATATGTCAGACGAAGAAGCTGTTAAACGAGCCTCAGAAGCAGACCCTACTATAGATTTCTCCCTACCCAAAAAAGAAACAGAAGGTCGTGGTACTAAGGTATTGGAAGATATTGGTGTAGGCGCTATGAAAGGCGGTGTAGGTCTAGGTCAATCTTTTATAGGCTTAGCTGATCTTCTTACACCGGGAGATTTAGGGGGGGCCGTTGAAGATGCAGGGCTTGACCTCAACAAAGTGCAAGAGTACTTAAGTACGCAATACTCTCCTCAACAACAAGAAGCCATTAAGAACTTAGCTGCAGCTCATGGATGGAGAGCTGTCCTACAAGCCGCTAAAGATAACCCCTCAGCAGTAGTTTCAGCTATAGGTGAGTCTGCAGGTCAAATGGTAGGTGGTGCAGGTATAGCTAAAGCAGGGTTAATGGGGTTAGGTAAAGTTTTAACTAAAGTACCAGCAGTTGCTCCTTATTTTGCTGCAGGTATAGGTGAAGCAGGTGTAGGTGCAGGTGCTCAGAAAGAAAACTTAAGAGTTACCAACCCAGAAGGCGAAGCAACAGGAGCAAACACCCAAGCGGCGTTACTTACAGGAGTTGGGACGGGTGTAGTTGGAGCTGCAGGTGCTAAGCTTACTACGGCATTAGGGGGTATTGACCCCAACATACTTCTCTCAGGCAACGCTAGGAAGATGGCACTGCAAGAGTTTGGGGATGTTGCTAATACTCCGGGGTTCTTTAGGTCTACCCTAGTATCTATGATAGGCGAAGGTGTATTCCAAGAAGCGCCTCAATCAGCCATAGAACAAATGGCTCAGAACTATGCTACAGACAACCCCAAAGGTTTACTAGACGGTGTTGAGGATGAAAGTGTGAAGGGCGCTCTTATGGGCGCTATCATGGGTGGTGGTGCAAACACTGCTAGTCAAATAGCAGGTACTACAGAACAAGCACCTCCTCCACCTCCACCACCCGTAAACCCTCCAGCAGGTGAGATACCTGTACCCCCTCAAGGCGAAGTACCTGCACCTCCAGTAAATCCTTTAATTATCACTCCTGAAGAAAGAGCACGTGTAGCTGAAGCAGCGGCAGGTGGCCCACCAGTAGTAGCAGGGGTGGAAGAAGTTGTAGCAGGAGCACCAGTAGTAGCTGTGAAAGAACCTATACTAAGAGGGAAAAAAGAAAAGCCTGTAAAGCCTGTAAAGACTGAGCCTACTTGGGTTACAGATATGCTAGGACTGCATAAAAAAAGTGGAGTATATAAAAATATTGCATCTAAAGGTTTGGATATTAACAACCCTGCTGACCATGAAGCTATTAGAAAGATAACAGCCCCTGTTATTGCAGAACTTAAAAGAGCAGGTACTATAACAGAGGAGCAATCAAAAATACTACCGAACTACATGGAAGCAATACAACAAGGACAAACTACACCTACACTAGGAGAGACAACTGATGCCCAGCAAATCCCCAGCACAAGCCCGATTAATGGCGATGGCAGCACACAATCCCAAGAAAGCCAAGCAGCTGAAGATATCACCCAAGTTGGCAAAGGAATGGAATCAGAAGGACAAGGGATCGAAGCTATTGAAACAGGCGCTAAAGAAGAAGTAGCCCCTGCATTAATAAGTGCGTCACAAACTGTGTTAGATAAGTATGATGCAAGTATAAGAAAGTCAAAAACTAGGGAACCTTCTCAAACTAACATAGATGCTTTATATAATATTGCTACAAGACTGGGCTTAGATATAGACCCAGATATGCCTCATTCAGGAGTAGCTAAACAGATAGAACAGGCTATAACACCTACGGCACAAAAAATAGGTGTAGGGCTACAGATAAACCAGCAAGGGATTGATAGTGTAATAGATAAAGCAGGTAAGAAGGATGAGGGTGAAGTTGGTGTAGAAGGGGTTTCATATATACCTAGAGATGAGATGTATGCTGAGCATTACGAACATACAACAGATAAAGGAGAAGCCTCTATAGATACCGCAGGTCGGGGTCTTTATATAACTTCAAATAATCCTGCACAGACCTATAATATAAAAGCCATAAATGCACAAGATAGAGGGGAGGTATTATATCTTGAAACTGCAAATAAAGGAAAAGTATCGGTAGATTATGTTAAAGGCAGTATAACCTTTACTGGGCGCAATAAATCAGGGGTTCCAGTCCCACTAGCTCATTTTAATATAGTTGAAAACAATTTATCAGACTTATTAAATAGCAAATACGGTTCTAAAGAACTAAATAAAATATTATATGACTCGTTAACAAAACCTTCTGAGGAAGGGGCTCTTCATGTTATTGATAAACTAGGATTTGGTAATAGTACGTCCAAATTATTTAACGCTGCGTCAACTGGTTTGTGGAGAAAGTACCATCCAGATTATATAGATGAATATAATAAAGAACGCGGTCAATCAAAGACTAAAAATGGTGTTGTTGATGAGGGTGAAGTTGGTGAGTATGAGAAGAACCAACTGATAGTGCAAGGGTTTGCTGATAAAAAAGCCGCTAAGGAAGCTGCAGATGCTAAGATCGTAGCTGATGACGCAGCTGAAGTATTAAGGAAAAACAAAGAAGCTGAAGCTAAAAAGTTATTAGAAGTGCAGGGTAAGAAAGCTAAAAAAACTAAGAAAGTTGTAGATGAAGATGTAGAGGAAGATGTAGAAGATACAACTAAGACGTTATCAGATGACTCTATGTATGATTTTGAGGACGATAGCGATATAGCTGAACAAATGGATTTTGGTGATTTTGACTATAGCGGGCATGATTACCAATCAGTAGCACCTACTTCTGAACTTACCGAACACACCGCCGCTTCGTTGTCTAAGACCTTATCACCTGAGATGAAACGCCTAGTGGCATCTGGTAAGGCTGTTATGCATGATACTGCTGAGACTCTACCTGAAGGCAAACACCCTGCGAACGTGCAAGGGCTAACTACTGCTGAAGGTGTAACTCACTATGTAGCTAACAAGCTAACGCCTGAGACTCTAGAGAACGTAGCATTGCATGAGGTGGGAACCCATGTAGGTATGGAGAACTTAGTTGGGTCTAAAGTATACAAAGATATTGCAAACCAAGCCCTGAACAATGTAGGGGAAGTTTTTGATAAGGCTCGTGCTTCTATTCCTAAAGATACACCTACACACTTGCGCCACCATGAGGCACTTGCTTATCTAGTAGAGAACGCTCCAAACTTACCTGTCGTTAAAAAGATTGTATCTGCAGTTAGGAACTTTGCCCGTATGCATTTGGGTATGAAGCTACAACTAACTGAAGCTGATGCTAGGCACCTAGCTGTTAAAGCCTTACGCAGAGAGTCTAAAACTGCAGTACGAACCGCTCGTAAAGAAGGTACGTCTTATTCAATCAAACCAACTAAAGATGCACAGGATATTGGTAAAGCATTAGTTGGTTTGGGCCTTGTTAAGACTTCAGATAAAAGTATAAGTGGGGTTATCCGAGAGGCTGTTTCTGGTTTTATGACAGGGGACAATATAGTTAAGTTGCGGGCTGGGTGGATAGATGACTCAGCTGCGATAAGCCGTTTATTGAAACCGCTAGATATGTTTGACCCAAAAGGAAAGATGCGAGGAGACTTCGTACTTCAGTCAATAGGAAACCTTAGCAATATGTTGCGTAATAGCAGGGGGTATATAGACACAACTGGTGACGGAACTCTTATGTCTGTAGACGACCCTAGACTAGACTTGCATAATAATATTAAACTTATTGACGGACTAGGGTATAAGGACAACCGCAAAACATTCTTCACAGCTCTGCGTGTAGTGGCTGGGAAAGAGATACTCCGTATAGATGTAGAGCGCCGGGCTGATGCTAAGTTATATAAAGATTTTGAAAAGGTCCTACAAGGGGATATAGATCACCTAACAGGTGCGTTAGTAGACGCAAGAAGGGCACTTGCCGCTGCGGTTACTGCTAAAGATGCAGTTCAAATAAAAGACTTTAAGAGTGTTATATCCATCATTACTAAAGAAAAAGTAGCCCTTACTACTAGAGCCACTCAGTTAAAAGAAGCCTCTAATAAGCTATACGCTAAGCATGGTAAGAAATCTGCAGTTGACGTACAAGCTGACATAGATGCTAAGATAGCAAAAGCAGAGAAGAAAGAAGCACTTGTGGCTACTACTACAGACAAGACTAAACGTGACTCCTTACTAGACCAAGTGGAGAAGCTTAGAAATGATGTTGATAGGTTAACTAAAACACTAGAAGTAGGTGTGGGTACTGAACAACGTGTTACGCCAGAAGATATTGCCTTGACTGAAGCGTTACTGATTGAAGACCCTAGACTAGGGGACATCATGAATAATATATTTGAGAGGCTCCGTAAAGATGTAGACCTATTTGAAAAAGCAGGGATTATTAATAGTACTACAGCCAATGATTGGCGATCAAACCCTGCTTATATCCCCCTATATAAAAGTATAGAAGATTTATCTGACGACCCTTCTAAATACGTAGAGGTGCTCTCACTAGGGGCTAAACATTCTTGGGAAGTTAAATCACGTGAAGGGAGTAAGCAAACGGTTAATGTCGCAGAAAACTTAGTAAAGCACTCTGCGCTTATGGCAGGGGCGGCGGCTCAAAACATTGCAAGGCAGACTGCGGCTATGCAGTTAAACGCAGTTGCGGATACTCTTTTTTATGAAACGAAGGACCGAAGTGACCCACAGGCAACTAAGTTTAAGGTGAATGGGGAGGATGTTTACTACCACATAGGGGACACTCTAGCGTTTGAAGCATTCCAAACTATGATACCCCTTCAGCCGGGGTGGATGAGAAAAGTAGCTAAAGCACACGCAAATGTTTTTAGGAAAGTTACCTTGACCACCCCCGTATACTGGTACCGTCAGCTTATACGGGACCCTTTGATGGCAAACTTAGTAACGCAGTCGGGCCTTATTACACCCCTACACGCTTTATATCACATGGGTAAAATTGTAGCCCGCCGTTCTGAGGGGTATAACGAGCTACAGAGAAGGGGTATTACGGGTGCCGTAGATACCTTAACAGATACAACACAACTTGTAAAAAGCATAGCAACTAAACGTGGGGTATCAGGTTGGCTTAGGGACTTTATTGTACACGTACATGAAGCGTCCGATGCAGGTACTAGGGTTGCTGTTTATGAAAAGGCTCTTAAGCTGGCAGCTAAACGTGGGATAGTAGACCCTCAACAACGTAAGAATTTTGCTGCGATGCAAGCTAAGGAATTAATAAACTTCTCTAAAAAAGGAAAGTCTAGGAATCATGCGGCTATGCGAGACTCTGTCCCTTTCTTTGCTTCTACGTTAAATGGTATGGACACCCTTGCTAGAGCCGCAATTCCGGGGGGTTACGGTAATTTAAACGTAAAAGATGCGGCTACTGTTAGAAAGCACTTCTATGCTAATGCGGCTATGGTAACAACAGCTTCTATATTGTACGCTCTACAGATGGACGATGATGAGGAGTATAGGAAATCCACCGACTGGATAACTAGTTGGCTAATACCTACAGGAAATAAAGATAACCCTTTTATAAAAATACCTATCCATTTTGAAGCGGGGTTTTTATTTAAAGTTATCCCTGAAATACTGGTGCGTGTAAGTAGGGGATCGCTTACACCTAAAGGGGGTAGGAAAGCGTTGTGGGAGGCGTTTAAGGCTCTATCGGTACCTCCAATACTCCCTCAAACAGTTAAGCCTGTAGGGGAAGTATTAATGAACCATGACCTTTATACAGGCAACCCTATTAATAGTTTTACAGAAAGTAGACTGCCTTTAAACCAACGTACAGCACACGCAACTCCTTTAGCTGAGAAAATAGCAGGGGGGTTACCAAGCTTTTTAAATATGTCCCCTAATGATATAGAGCATTTAGGTAAAGGTTGGTTTACAGAGGCGTGGGCACTATCTGCTTTGTTGGCGGATGCCTATATCTCTAGTGTTACGGGGGTATCTGCTCCCACGAAAGAGTTAGGAGAAAAGTTCTTATGGAAAGGGGTAGTAACTGCTCCAGCTAAAGACAAAGCTCTTAGTGATTACTACGCCTTAGCTAAGTCAGCAGAACAAATTGTTAATGGTATTAGAGCTTATAAGCAAGTTGGGGATAAAGAGGAAGCTAAGGCTTTAAGGAACGAACCTGAGAATGAGAAACTACGTAAGATGGCTCCTCTACTAGGAGCAACAGGGGAACAGATCGGAACTATGCAAGGGCGTATAGCTCGTATAAAGAATACGCCTGATACTGAAATGTCACCTGATGAAAAAGCTACACGTATACGGGTACTTCAAGAAAAGATTAATAAGCTGGCAAATCGGGCAATAAAACGAGCTGATGAAAAAGGCGTAAGCAGGTAGAAAAGGGGGCGTAAAGCCCCCTCTCTTTTAGTGGATTTTAGTTGCGTCTAATACTAATGCTAATACTGCAGGGCTGTCTTGTGGAGTACCTGCAGACATACGTATTCTAGATACATCAAGTAGTACACCTAGCTTAGATAAGTCGTCCGTCATACAGCTATAGGATATCTGCTTTTTAGCACACCAAGACTTCAACACAGAAGATATGATATACGCTCGTTTCACATCTGGCTCCCTCCTAATAGCTAGTGGACCACGTGGTGTCTCTATAGGTACAGTCAGCATACCCTCTATATTAGGTGCCTTCTGGTTTATGATAAGCTGATTCTGTATATGCTCTAACATGAACGTGCCTAGAAAGGCACTTGACCTATCCAAAGAAGACTCATTACTAGCTCTTACCTTCCTGCTCAACTGCTTAACCATACGATCAAATACAGGCTTAACTGGAACCTCTATCAAGCCTAGGTCATTAGCTACTTTACCACCCCACAGAGCTGTTGCACATAGAGCTGAGTAGTATCTATCAGGTTGTTCAAGACCTGCAGTTGTATCGAAGTCTACTTGTATCATCTTTAAGTCTTCAACACAGTCATCGTAGTTATCTAGTACATACTGCATCATAACCTCGCCAGCATGTCCGTAGTTCTCCATTAAGTCCCTAGAGAATATCTGGTCTGTCTGTTGCTTAGTCATAGTATCACTACGTACAACCTCTACTTCAAGCACTCGTAAGAGTTCTCCTTCAGGATCAGCTTTCTCCATCTGCAAGACCTCATGCAGACTGTTGTTACCAGAGGTGATGCAAGGTAAAGACCATGTAGTGTTGTTCACTCGTTCTGAGTTAGCCGCAGCTTGTAGCCTATTCTTACCTCGCCCATTAGTAACACCAAATGCCAGATTGCTAACCTCTGTAGGGTGTAGATTAGTAAGCTCATCCATGCATAAAATCATGTTTTGAACTACGCCCATACGGTGGTACTTAGACTGCACAGTATCATCTTTAACCAGCATAGCTAGATCAGGATGGCCCCAAACGCTGTTAGCTACTTTCTGTATAGTTGACTTACCTACCCCAGAAGAGGCATTGGTAAGATGCACAATAGCACCACCTAAAGCAAAGAACTTAAACATAGGTGCACCTAAACTTAAGAACAAAGCAAAGGCTCTTATCTCATTACCCTCTAATGCATAGCAGTCTGCTACCTTTTTCCATTCATCTACTGTGCCTTGTTTAGAGTAGATGTGTGTTATGTTCTCCGTAGCCTCTGAAGGAGGGCTATACTTAGGAGCTGCATTTTTTGTAAGTTCTCTTGTACCGATAACAAAAGACTTACCCCCGTCATTCCATCCAAATTGTTGTCTCACTAGTTCCGCCGCCGATGTATTTTGTAAATGTTTAGTCCATGTCACCAAGTAGCCCATTAACCCTTTCATCTGGTATGTACTAGCGGCGACACCACGTTTTGATAACATATCCCTACATTTATCCCCTGCTGTTACCGTAGCGAGAGGTGCCACAAAATCACTAATTCCATCATGAGGTCTGATAAGTCGCATGTGGATAACTTCACCTACATCTGGGTCTGTACGTCTACCCACTACATAGAAGTCGTTTTCATATACAAGGTTCTTATCCTCTTCTCCTTCATCAGCATCATCAAGCGGCTTCTTGATATACACACCGCCTTTAGGGCCTCTGAAATAAGGGAACGGATACTCAGGTATCTCTATATCTACCTCACCTAGATCAGGACTAACTGCCGTGATAATGTTCTCAGTAGGTGTGGCTTCCAGTATGTCCTTGCCTAGCATCAAAGGAGTTTTTATCTTACCCCTGTGTACACATGTCTCACACAGCCCTGCAGGTCCGGTGGTGTTAAAGGTGTCGCATAAGAACGGACCACTAATCCTAGATGCCTCATACTCTGTCTCTGCTGGGTCGTAGGTATCGTACTGGTTGGATATGTTATGTATGGCTGTTTCTTTGTCAGAGCAGTATTGGGCTATTGATAGTCCTGCCCTCCATAAAGGTTCGTTGTCTTCTTCATTAGGGAAATTGTATATATGTGCTAGATGAGCACATCCCTTACCTGCTAAGCTCTTCTTCATAATCCGAGAGAACTTATAAATTGTATTCCCTAGCAGTGCTCTAGTTGTGTCATTTAAACCAGAACCTGTATTGCCTCCTGATAGTTCCAGCATAGTGACAGGGGTTAACTCACCTGTATTTAGTAACGCTTTAAACAACTCTATAGGTTTGGAAGGGCTTAGCTTTAATACAGTTACATCAGCTTCCAAGCCGCCTTTAAAGTTAGTAGTATCAGGGAGTCTTAATATCCTTACAGCATCTGTAGTTAGTCCTTTGTCTTTTACTTTGAACCCCTCGGACATAATGCGTTGTACAAGAGCTACTGCTAAGGGCTTCCAAGTGTTGTAATCAACTGCTTCAGTAAACGTCCAATAGCAATGTATACCGTACCCTGAGCTAACTATCGTAGGTGTAGGTAGTTGTAATGCACCTGAGAAGTTCTTTAGTGCAACCAACCCATCATGCTGAGTAGGAAACTCTGTTCCTTTACCGATATCTAAATCAATATAAAGACTTCTAAATCCTTTAGTGTTCTTGGCAAATCTACCCGATCTATCGTTGTATGATGCAGGTGAAAAGTAAGCATCCCTATTATCTAATGGTTGTTGCTCTGCCCACTGGTCTACTTCCTCAAGGGTATTTAAAAATGTCTGTTGAGCTTTACCTTTTTTGATCCCGACTACACAATACACGCCTTCAAAAGGTAGAATTTGCTTAAGGAACTCTAAACGGTTCACACATGTCTCCAAATTCTACGGTTTATAATCATACATATTAATTGATTACATACCCCGTATATATCAGCAAGTCTTTGATGTGTAATACCCCCTTGTAAATATGTATCTCTAATAGAAACAACGTCCTTCTCAGTTAATTTAGAATTTTTATGCGTCTCCCCTTTAGGGGCTCTTCCTTTAAGAGATTTATCACGGTTATTATCAGAGGCGTCTCCGATAAAAAAATGAGCGGGGTTTTGGCAGAGCTTATTATCACAAGTATGTAATACATAGTCATGGTTATTTAGGCTTCTTATACTCGGAATTAATCCTGCAATATAAGCAGCTACTCTATGAGCACTTCCTTGTTCTCTAGGAGAATTAAATTTAAACACTCCATAACCACTAGCAATAGAAGGGGACTTCCAGTTCCAGCACTCAGCCTCCTCTTTTTTATCTACTTTACGCCAGTAATTTTTTAGTTGGTTTTCTGTTAACATGGCATCTACCTTTTTTACGGGAAAAAAAGGGGCGGATTGTACCGCCCCACAAGCGTAACTAGTTTTACCTAGTCAGCCCACTCCCCAAGAATCGACTCCATAGTGGTCGGTGTAGGGGTAGCAGATGCTTTCTTTTCTCGTACTATAGGTTCTGCAGTCTCAACTGCTTTAGGCTTAGGTGCTTCTTTCTTTATGAACTCTAATTCTTCAGGCTCTTCAGATCGTGCAGACTTAGCTGAAGCTGGTTGGAATGACATAGTAACTGCCATCTTAGCCTCTGGAGATTTGCCATGTGTAGTAACAGCTTCCAGCTCTTCTATCTCTAAAGCACGAACTGCTCTAAATACCATCTTAGGTGTAGCTGAATCTGTATCAAAACGCATCTCAGTTACTACATCAGTAATATTAAGACCGTTTGAACCTAACAACTTAGCGTACTGCATAAGAGGCATCTTGTTGTTCTCACCCTTACCGAATAGAGAAGTAGCGGCTAGAGATAGTTCATACAGCTCACCACTGATAGCATCGTTCTCTAACAGTACAGCCAGTCTATGTGTGTAACGACAAGCTCTACCTGATCCTTGTTTTGCAGACCCTGCGATGTTTTGTGGGCATGTTGCACAGTTTACAGATTGTGCAGACTCACTGTTCTTATCAGGTTGGTCTCCATCATTACTCCAGCAAGAAGGAGCAGTTACTACACCCTCTTGATAAGCCGCAGAATAAAACTGCCTAGATGTTTTTGGAGCTGCCGCCGCAATGATAATGTTCATTGCTCTATCTTCGTTCTTAGCAATCTCTTGACCGCCTACTACCATACGAAAGATATTACCTTTGATTGAGATACGTCTAGTGCTAGTACCACCCATAAGGGCTCTAGTAGTTTCACTCAGCTCTACGTTTCTAAAATGTGCTGGTACTGCACCGCCATTTTTAAAGATACTCATTTCATTGCTCATTGTACTTCCTCGTTTGGTTGTTTTTTGGTTATGGTATTTTTTAAGCGTAAGAACTCTGCCACATTAGTAGCACTGTATACTGGCCTTTCATTGGTAACAACAGTACTACGTACACCTTTATAGTAGGTGTCGAGTGCCCCTGCCTGTCTAAGCCTACGTAGTGTCCTGCTGGAGAGACCTAGTATCTTACTAACTTCTGCTCCCGTCAAGAAAACTTCTTCCTCATCCATTTACTTTCTCCTAACTGTGATGCTATAACGACTATCTACGTTCATACCGGGTGGCATGAGAGTAGGGTTTTCTTCTAAAAAGTTTTTCATATTGGTTTGGTGTACCCTCTGTTCCATTAGGTCTAATGCATCATTATCTTTAATGAATTGTTTCATGCTCCCCCAGTCTGAAGTCCAGTACCTAGTTTTAACTGTTTTAAACACACTACCTGCAGGTGTACGTAACCCCTCGGCACCCATTTCTTTGCACATCTCTAACAAGGCTTGCGTAATAATATCTTGCTGTGCCTTGATAGCACCTTCTTTCTCATCAAACTCTCTTTGGAGTTTTACTAGTGCATCACGCATCTTTATATAGACCGTAACTAATTGTTCTGCGTTCATCATTGTCTCCTATTCTATTGGTAGGGCTAACTCAGTGTTTGGTAAAGGTACAAGCATCTCAGGTGTTGGTGTTCCACTATCATGTAAAATAAATGTAGCTGGTGCATTCGGTCCTACTATGGCTGTCATGCCACCTACGTCCATAACCTGCGTGACCCCATTACCGCCCATATCTAATATGTTGTACCCGTTAGCTGTAGGTACGATGGCTTGCATAGGCTGTCCCGGCGTTAGTATAAGTGCCGCCGCTATAGATATAGTTGGTGCTAATAGCATTAAAAATAATATGTTCTTCATATCTTTCTCCTAGTGTAAAGTTTTGGGTGTATCTAAATAAGCACGTATCTCTTTAGCAAGTACGCCTCGTTCATTTCTTTCACAGCTTCTAATTAAATTCTCCAGAGCTTGTACAGTTGCAGTCTTATAAAGGGTATCTAAGACATTCATAAAGTAGTCAGCATTTGGCTCATCGACTGGTACACTAAATCCTATACCTAGATCACTCTCCTGAATCTTTACAAGTACGTATAACCCCTCATCATCTTCATCACCATCTTCTTCTATTTCTAGTATTTCTAAGTCTTCGTTCATTCTAATACCTCTTTAAATAAGTCTAATAGCTTCGTTTGGGAAGCCCCTTTGTTCTCCAGTACACCTAGTACCTTCTTCTCTACTGAGCTTCCTATTAAATGCACGACTGTACATCTGTTAATCTGCCCTGCTCTGTGTATACGTGCATTAGCTTGCATGTATGTTTCTAGTGATAGGGTCATACCCCACCAGATAATTGTAGCGGCTGCATGTAGAGTAACTCCATGACTAGCAGATTGTGGTTGAATAACTAGTATGCGTGGGTCTTTGCTAGTCTGAAACTGATTGAATATCTCCGCCCTCTTACCAACACTTACCCCACCATGTATTATGTCTACGGTATGCCCTGCATCTGTCAGAACTTTCTGCACCATCTCGATAGTATGCCTAAACATAACGAACACGATCACCTTGTGCGCTGTCTCATCAATAATACTTAGTAGCTCAGTAGATCGGTTCTTAACATCAAACTCAATAACCCCACCTGTATCTGAGTACACAGCACCTGCTGATAGTTGGAGCAACTTGTTCAAAGCTACTGCCGCATTAGCCGCAGATATCTCCTCACCTCCTGCCATCATAAGCATCTCTTTCTTGAGTAACTTGTAGTACTTCTCTTGCTGTGCTGTTAACGGTACATCTCTGGTCTGATACACAAGTTCTGGTAAGTCTAAGCACTCTTCCTTTGTGTACCGTATGGCAGGTTGTAAGATGCTATGTACTATCTCCTCTGCCTCTGGACGGTTCCTAAACACAAACATAGACTGCCGTATCTGTACTAAATCCCTGAATGCATTGAACGCTCTAGGCACACTCTTGGGGTTCATTATCTTAGCTAGTCCATAGGCATCTACCGGAGACTGCGCCGCAGGTGTACCTGTCAGTAACCATAACCACGTATCGTCCTTGATTAGTTTGTTTAGTACTTTCCAACGCTTAGTAGCTACGTTCTTAAGATGTGTTGCCTCATCCACTACGATCAGATCAAAGCCTCCTGCATCTATCTCATCTTGAACAATCTCTACACCATCGTAATTGATAATGATTATCTCAGCACTACCCTTAATAATCGCAGCTCTCTTATCACGACTACCATGTGCTATCTCTACTGATCGGTGCATGACTGTTCTGAATAAGTCCCTACGCCAAGCGGCATCCATAATGGATAGAGGGCAGATTACTAGCATACGTCTTATCACACCTAGCTTCATTAGGTAGTCTGCCGCCCAGATAACAGAGTTGGTCTTGCCTGTGCCCATTTCAGATAGACAGAACGCCTTCTTATTTAGGGTCAAGAACTCTGCTGTTACCCGCTGGTGGTCAAAAGGTTTATACATGCCTGTCCACTTATACTGAGTACGGATAGGTGATGGCACATTAGGGAGTTTCATGTTGTTTAGTATATGCGCTTCACCTAAACCAAAATTAACCCACACTTCTCCTTCAGCTACCAGCCTACTTCTATCAATCACTGACGTAATAGCGTCAGGGTCATCAGTTTTTATGGACAGGAGTTTGTCCTGTTTAACTTCTATTATCATTATTTATCCTCTACAGTCCCTTATGGGGACGAGTCAGTAAATCAAATTATTCGTCTAGTATACTTAGTAATGGGTCTCTTGTCAATGGGGTCTCATGCATCCACTTGCGTAACTGATTCTTACAGTTTTTCCTTTCTTGAGACTTAACCCTTATTGCCATCTTACAAAGTGCATCTATATGACGGTCTATTAAACTCTCTGGCAGTCCTGCATCAACTGCCATAGTCTGAACGGATTTAACCGCTACCTCTATCTTCATTTCTTTTTACCTAGAGGCTCATTCTTTTTTACTGTGTGGTCTGCATTACGTGAGAAGGATCGGTTTTGTGAAGGGGTTCTTAGTCTTAAGTTAGCCGCTCCATTACCTGCTTTAGTACCTTTGATATGGTCTATGTCCTTACCCGTTCTGTTTACACCCGCTTTGTCTGCCGCTCTCCTAGCACGTTGTCTTTCCATCCTAGCCTCATGTGCACCGGGACGGCTCTTCTCCAGCTCTATCTCACGAGCTACGTTCCTATCTGCTTTGTTTTTGTATGGCATTTTGTATGTCCCTTTGTTTTACTGCTTCGTTATGTATTATCTGTTCAATTTTCAAATCAAGTTCGATCCGCTTGTAATCCACCGAGTCAGTACGAACGTCGTAATATCTATGCGTTGCGTTACTTGTTCTACTTATCCCCATTGTATCTCCCGTTATGTATACACCGTGTAGCTTGGCACCACTGACGGCACAAGCCATTAGGCTTAGTATTAAAGATACCTGTTTCGTAAGCTACCTCACGCTGAGTGAGGACTTCTTTTAGCTTGTCAAATATCTCGAATCGTTTATCATACGTGTACTCAGCTTTTATTATCTCTTTCGACACTACAAACAGTAGCATCCCTTTAATAACTTTAAGGGCTGGGTATTTCAAGAACACCGCCGCAGCTAGTAGTGCAAGCTGCTTAGGGTCTGCATACTTGGCAGACTTACCTGTCTTATAGTCCACAATATACGCCTTACCTGCCGCCTCGTCTACAATAACTAAATCCGCAATTCCCCGCCAGTACCTATCCTCTGCCTCAAACTCGCACAGTGCGTACTCTCCATCTTCTAACTTAATACCCAGTTCAAGCTCACAGAACTTATCGCCATTGATATTATTTAATGTATCAAGGTAGCTCTTAATATAGTTGTACTTCTCAGGCAACGGGGTGCTTGATCCTATATAGTGTTCTGCCGCCGAATGGACATCCTTACCATACAGTGTGGCATCTGTATCAGTAAAAGGAACGTACTTTAAAACCTTATGGGCTTCGTATTGTTTTGGGCAAGTGATAAACTGGCTCAGTGAACTGTATGAGAAGCTAGGTGTTTTCATCGTTGGTGTTTAATTATGTTATCGCCCCAAAGCTCGGACTCTTTATAACACTCAGTGCATATCTTTAAGTTAAGCGAATAGTATTGTCGGAACCTTGAGCACTTATGTGGAGGACAGAACCATCTCTTAAATAGTTTTCTCATTTCTGTTGCACCTCTATTAGTTTAGCTATGTAATGAGCCGCCTTCCCTGCATCTTGAGAGTGCTCTTTCTTACCGTCTCTCATTGAGTATTTAATAATGTTCCCTTTAAGAAAACCTACAAACTCTTCATAAGTTAATATAGATTCCATTACTGTCCAAGGTTGTATTGACATATCTTTATAGTGATCCCCACCAACCTGCATGTTGTCTACACTACTCTTTGCTTTCCATAAGGGTTTCACAGTTGTCTCTTCGGTAATCATTTTATAATCCTCATATTGTTTAGGGTAGCACCAAAGGTTTATAGGGGGGAATATGAAGTCAGCCCATTTCATTTTTTAAAGTTTTTTCTTTTTCGTATAGCTCTACTACTTGTTCGTATTCTTCCTCCGTTAATATCATCCTAAGCACGTTTAGTCGTGTTTGCTCAGATAAAGTAACAAATTTTGGAAACGCTTTCATGTACACATTTTCTTCTCTACCCATCACCATCCACTCCTCTCTGCGCTTTCAGTACATTCTTTACTACACCACCGCCTACCATCTGTTATAGGGGCGTCACATTCCCAGCATTGCCCCGACTGATTAGGAAAGATGTCTAATTTAGCACCTTTTGCCATCTCTATCTGCTTGTCTAGTATAAGCTGGGCTTGGTCGTTGGCTTTATCTGCAATGTCAGCCATATCTTTCTCTTGCTTTAAAAGGGTTCTTTTTCTTACGGTTCTTGTTCGATTGTTTAAGTGCCATCTTATCCTGCATCTTTTAAGCTTCTACCATACCCACCTTCAGCCGCTAGTGGTATACCGGGCATCCATGAGGGAACCTTAGTCATCTCTTCTATTAAAAAGTCTAAGGCTTCCTGTGCCTCAGCTTCAGGAGCAAGGATATATAGAGCATCATGAATAGTAAGTACGATAGGATACCGCTTATTCACTCTAACCATTGCTTCTGACATAATGCATCGGGCTGTGCCCTGCACTAGATTGTTTGTTAATTTACCGCCGTATAGTCTATCATAGCCATTGCGTAGTTTGTACTTATATCCTTGCTCTCCTGTCTTCTCATCTATAACATTAGCAAGTTGTGGATACTGCATGTACATACCTGATGGGAACCTAATGCCTTTAGTACCCTCTACTACATACAAGTTCCCAGTGCCAAACGTGTACTCCCCGTTCTCTGCTATAGTTTTAATAGCAGTAGTACATAACTTCCATAGATTAGTAACGCCTGTGTAAGTGGCTCTGTATAGGTCAACGATCCGCTTAGACTCTACCTCGCCTAAGTCTACCCCCGAAAGAGTTTTTATTGCCAGCCTTAGCTTGGTAGCCCCCACCCCAAATATTAATGATAGCTGCGATTGCTTACCTATAAACCTTTGTTCTTTAGTAACCTCATCATAGGGAACATCAAAGGCTTTACTAGCAAACTCTTTATATAAATCCCCACCCTCACCTAATAACCTTAGTGCTTCTGTCTCACCAGCTACCCACATACCCACACGTAGTTCTATGTTTGATAAGTCAGCACCTACTATTAGATAGCCTTCAGGGGCTATGATCGCTTCTTTAATCATGCTTCCCCTAGGTAGGTTCTGGAAGTTCACCTTCTGCCCACCACCCGCAGACCATCTACCTGTAGCCGCACCATAGTAGTTAAGGGGGATAGGTAGCCTACCCATACGATTTGCAATGCCTATAAACCGCTCAGTGCGTGTCTCTTCTATAGTAGACTTAACTCCTAACCTAGCGGCAACCAATGCTTGTACTACTAAGTTAGGGTGTTCAAGTAAGTCCTTCAGCCCATCATCCGTCTTAGCAAACGCATAGGTCATCTTACCTGTCCTAAGAGATAACTTCATTGGCACATCTACCCCATAGTATTCTAACAACTTAGCGAACTTAGGGTTACTCATAATCTCAGACTTATCAGCAGATACTTGTTCTAGTATAAACTCCTTGGCTCTCTTCACTTCATACAAGTGGCTCTCCAGTATAGCCATATCTACCATCAACCTAGGCACAACACCCATCTTAATGGTCATATCTATTAGGCTTAACTCAGTGGCGTTGTAATGGGCTATAAGCTTTTGGAATAAGGCATAGGTTAACTCAGTATCATTAATACAATACTCTCCATACTTAGCTAACTCAGCCGCAGTAAAGTCTTTTAAGTGCTTACCCAATGCATCTACTACCTCAGTACCTTTCTCTCCTAGCTCATAATGTGTCGCTAGTTTAGCTAGGCTCCCCCCTACCGATATACCATGTATAGCTCTAGCCATAGATAGAGTGTCGATATATCTAGCAGGGTAAATGTTAAACGCAAGAGACAAGATGCTGGCATCAAAGAAACAGTTGTGTGCTATCAGGGTAATGTTCTTCCAATTAAATTGATTAAGCGTTTCAGCTATCTCTAATTGACTGCCTGTGTACCACGCCGTTGGTGTATCCCCTAACTTAATAGACAGTCCAATAACTTCAAACTCATCACCATTTATATACTCTTCTGTAGTAAGTTTAGATAGGCTATATGATTTGGAATAGAAGCTCTCAAAATCTATCGACATTAGTTGCATTATCTACCCCTCAAACATAACTCTTTCATTCCTCACCTCCCAGTCTCTCGTTCATAGCTTTCAAATCCCTATCTATTTTGTTTACCTTTATCAAAATAGGGACCATCCATATAAGAGCTACTATCTCTACTGCTAAAACTATTAGTGCAAGTGTCATTAACATACTCCTACATTTCCAAGGAAGTAATTAATTATTATTGTCATAATAACGCCAAAAAACAAAACAACCATATTAAACATAAATATTCCACCCATAAGCATGAGCCATTCTTTAATCATCGCCTTTCCCTTAATTCATTACATAAGTCTTCCCAGTTTGAAACTACATAACAAACAAGACCTACAACACCCATCACAACTATAAGTGTTATACAGCTAAGCAATACTAAAACCATTATCTCTATATAACTACACATCTCTTTACTCATCTTTAGCCCTCACTCTATAAAGTTTATCCCCGTACTCCAGTTTACCTAACCATAGTAACGGCATACCTTGTACAGAATGACTAACGTCAAATCCAACTGAGCTATCTGCTACATAGGCAAAAGGCTCTTGCTCACTCAAAGGCTCACGTTTTGGTGGTGCGGCATATAAAGGTCTTAAGTTAAATGGTTGCTTTATCTCACCTTTAAATGGTTTTTCACTCCCACAATATGCTTGTGTTGACTCAAGGTCATTCTCGTACCACTCATACATCCAAGCCACAGGCTCTACCATATCGGTAACATCAACGATATGCTCTGGTTGGGCGAGGAGTTCTTTTAGTTCGTAAATAAAATGGGCAGGTATCCTAGACTCACTATGGCTTGATATTCTTCTTAACAACTCTCTTTCCTCTTGCTCAGGTTTGTCGAGGAGTTCTTGTATGTCCCAATATAAGTCATAATGGGTTTCTTTTAGTCCGCGCAATACATCTCGTGCTCTTACTAATAACTCTCTTTCTTTACTCATCACTCACCTCCAATACCGTGTTGTTGCTCTGCCCATTTAACACCTTTTACAAAAGCTTCTCTTGTAACATTTAACATTGATTGATTACCTACGCTGATTTGCTGTGGTGTTAAAGGATTACGAGTTGGTGGTGCGGTGTAGAGTGGTCGAAGATTTCTCATACAATATTCTTCTTCTACAATAGGTGGATATTTTCCGTTCTTTACAGATGTCCATTCTTTGCCACCAATTTCTTCCCACTCGTACATCCAAGCCACAGGCTCTTGCTCTTGCTCAGGTTGGGCGAAGAGTTCTTTTATCTCATTGCATAATGATAGAACTATCTTCCCCTCATACGCATCATCAATTAATTGTAATGCACGTTCCAACAACTCTCTTTCTTTACTCATCGTCACCTCCAATACCGTGTGCTTTTTCTATTGCTCTTGCAAAGTTACGAACCATAA